TTATTGATGCTGGCCCTGATGGGACAGGTGCTACTGAATACTCAGAGTGGTTGATACCAAGTGAGCAGACCGCTGCAACATCATCTGACACCTATACAATAGTTACACGCCTCAGTTCTGACCCTGCCGATGATATTACCAGCTTTAGCCCCATATTAACACAGAGTATCCGTAACGTGCCAAACCGCTCGAAGTTTGGCTATCCTCGTGTTTTGTTCCTCGTCATTGACCCTGCTGAACTCTCACCATTTGGTGATAGTCGAGTCAGGCTTGCGAGCCCTAACCAGAACTTGATGATGGCATTACGTCAGAACGTAGCTACCACCTGGCTCTATAACAGTGACCCAACAGTGGTCAGAACTGGTCTATTCACCGGCTCAACAGCTCTCAAAGCTGGTGGCACAATCAGCTCTACCGACCCAAATGCCAAAGTTGGGCTACTCACTCTTGATACCTCAACTGCTCAACAGTATGACAAAATTAGCCAAGAAATCAGTGGTCAAATCTTGAACATGCTTGGGTATAACCCAGGGGCAAGTCTTGGCGCAATCGGCCAGTCAAAGACGGGTATCGGTGCTCAGACACAGCGAGCTGGTATTGACGACGCCAGCCAAGAGATTACGAACATTGTCCAAGACTTTATCAAACAATACATACTATCTGCACTTGACTTATTCCTCAGCGAACAGGATGATACCGGCATATTGTATGTTGACGATGATACCAAAAAAGATATTGAAGCTATATCACCAGGACGTTTTGGCGACCCGACTAACCCTAATGCGCTTGGCGTGAACTGGACTGAGCTGTATGACTACATACAGAAGATAGACATAACCGTTGATACGACTATCAGTAAAGATGACTTCACCAATGAAAAACGAGCTGAGTTACAAGATACTTTAGTAACTATGAAACAGAACGACAACCCGAATGACCCAGTAGCCGCTCAGAAGGCTAGTATTGTTCAAGATGAGCTTATCGAAGAAGCTGTACCTGACCTGTCTCAGAAACTAGCTGCTATGCCACAACAGCCCCAAATGCCACAACAGCCCCAAATGCAGCAACCACAGCAAATGATGTGATATAAGCTACAATCTATTTACATAACGTAGATAAAAATATAACATTAGCTATATGAGTGAAGTAGATTTAGATTATAACTTTAACAGTAGCGTCATGTCAGATGACAATACATCAGATGTTGACCACAATAATGTGTCTATTCTGGTGAAACAGCTCAAAGATATTGATGAGCTTATACTAAAGCATAATACCTTTGACGTAATCGTACAGATACAGGGGGTATCAGTAGAATCACAGATAGCAGCTCACAAATTATTGGTCGGGTACTTGAGACAGTTTAGAGATGATTTAGCTAAAAAAGTAGAGGGGTTAACGTATGGACGATGATTTGGATACAATGTTCAATGATGATAATAAACTACCCACCGAAGTCGTTGCAGACCCGCCTGTTGCAACCGCACCCGATAGTGACCAAACCGGAAGTGGAGATACCCCAGCAGGAGAGGCCGAAGGGGACGCGCCCAAACAACCACAAGCACCGCCAAGTGAAGATCCAAAAGCGCAAGACAAGCCGCCAGTGGAAAAAGGTGAGCCAGCAGCACAAGAGCAGCCAAAGCCGCTAACTGCCGAGGAAGTGCGCCAGATTATGTCTGATGTCCGTGACCAAGAGCGAAATAGTGGGAAAGCCTTGGAAGAAGCCGAAAAAGAGGTGCTTGCAGCATACTACCCACAGGGGTTGTCGAACACCTTGGTAGATGAAAGTACAGGCAGAGAGATAAAGTCACCGCAAGATGTAGTTGAGTTATCAGGTGGTACTATGACAACTGAGCAAGCAACCCAGTGGCTTATGAATGAGCAGTATAAGCTCGACAAGCAAGTAGCTGATATCAAGTCGTCAGCTCGTGAACTAGCTGAGGTAAACTCTAATTTTAAGCAAGGTGCCACAAGAGTAATTGAGAAATATAAACCAATCTTTGATAAATACCCTCAGTTGCAGGGTAAAGTCTACAAAAACTACATGAAAACAGTTAAGCTAGACGCTGAAAAAGACCTCATATTGTCTGCCCCTGATATTGAGGATTACTATGCTGATGTTATGGAGCCGTATGTTATGGCATTCGGTTTCCAGCCGACACCAGCCGCCGCACCGGCAGCACCGGCAGCCGCTATCCCTGTGAGCAAGCAGACGGCAGCAGACCGCATGGATGTAGGTGGTGATGTAGGTGGTGATGCTGGGGCTGGCGACATTGACCCCAACGACGCAGAAGCAACATTAAATAAGTTTTTTGGAGAATAAAACAATGGCAACAGCAATCGACTGGTTCAACATCAAAACAGGTGAAACGGTATATACAAGCCGCCCAGCCCAAATCAAAGGCCTTATTGAGAGTAGTGATCTCGGTGTGAACCGACAGAGTGATGTTGGCTGGCGCTTAGGTAAGGAATGGGTCGCTAAGTTACGCAAAGCTCGCAATAACCGTGAGATGATGGCTAACCTTGGCAAAATGTCAGGCGGCGATGTCACCGATACACAACTATTAGTAGCTATATTCAGTATTGAAGCTGAGGCCGATAAGCAAACCAACCTCGACAAAGAAGATGCCCCATTTGAACAAGAATACCTAGAGTCTATAAAGCCAAAGGCTCCAGGTAGACCAAAAAATAATACTCAGGAGGTAAACTAATGGCTGAAAAAGATAAGAAACCAGTAGTCGAAACACCATTTGGTGAAAAACTAAGCCCTATTTACAAAAACGAAAAAGGCAAGTGGGTACCAAAACCTAAAAGTAGTAAGTAGTTTCTAAGTCTCGTTCGCCAATATCAAGATGGGAGGTTTCCTGTACATCGTTCTCGATGAGGAAGTCTCCCTTTTTGCTAAAGTAATAATGGATCGCGGTGAACATATACCTGATAGCATCAGCAGCATGGCTCTCGCTCTTGTGGTCTGCACCAATGTAGTCACCAGTCTCAGGGTTATACTTGCGCCTGTAGATAGGGAGTTTTCGGACAAGTGAAGCTGTAGTCCCTATATTTATGACTACTTTTGGTAGCCTCTCTAGCACTCGGTCAATACCAATACTGACGCCCTCACGACGCAAGGTGCTGGCGTTCATAATGCCATTACGGTAGAGGTAGTCTAGGCGGCTCACATTATCGTTCATGCTGCGGACTGCGCTGTCATGGGGCAGGAAGTGCCAACCATAGTTATATGGCTTAGTTTTTAGGAATGGCACGACACTATTAAGAGCAAAATCTGATGTCTCTAAGAAGTCGATAATGCGTATTTGGCCGTTGAAATACTGGAAAAAGACAATGGCTAGGGCGTCAGACATACCTAGATCCCATGCTGTGTAGACAGGGTATGCTGCATTGTATGGGTAAATGCCAATACCACCGTTAGTTTTGAGCTGCGATATAATTTGCCCATAGTATGATGTTTCACTGGCTTGCCCCCAGTCGAGCAGCATCTCTTGTCTAAACTTGAAGTCATTACCATTACGCAAGATATACCCTTGTCGCGTCCTCTCAAGCTCATCTGGCGTCATATAATGAGTGGCGTCGATATAGCAGGTGTACTTTGTACCGGTCTTATCAGCTTTGAACGCTTCGTGCATACGGTGCATAGTCTCACCATTGATACCATCTATTTTTGGCGTACCGGTGTATATTCGCTTGCCTTTGTTGCGCTCAGTGATAGGGGCAATCACGTTGACTGCCTCAATAGGTTGGTCGGCAAACTCATCAAACCAATAGTTCTTACCGTTCGCACCTCGGAGTGCCTCGGTATTAGTCGCACCAAGCGTCATAAATATAGAGCCGTTGATAAGCTCCATGCGCATATCATCTTCGCTATTTGATTGTCGGGCGACTAATGGCTTTGGCATGTGGTCAAGTGTCTTGAACCCATCATCCTCGATGTTATTCCAAAAGTTACGGAAGCCCATTTTTGCAGTAGGGTATACAGCAACGGCTGTTTGCACCCTTCGTACTAAGTCCGGTACGATACCCTCGCTGAATGTTGTCGTCGTTTTCGCGCCACGACGGGCTATAACAAGCAGGAGCTCATCAATCTTTGGATCATTGAACGCTTGGACTATCTCTTTTTGATAGTCTCTTAGGGGTAGTCTGTGTTGTGGCACCTGCATTTTCTATAGTATAACAAAGTTTTGTAATTATACTTGTTATCCTTTATAATTCGTGGTAACAGAACCAGCACACAAATAACTTTTAACGATAAGGATTTATCATGGCTTCATACTACGGTATTCGTACTGCTACGTTTCTTGACCGCCGCCTAAAGGCTGGCTCGACTGTTGCTAAATATCTTGACGCTCACGGTGTCAACACTGTTGACGCTGCAACCGTCCGCGTTCTTAACATTGACATCGACAGCTCTAGCCTCGGTGTTTATGACGAGACTGCAACTACACAAACTGTAACCCTCGCTGAATACGGCAAGCAAGAGTGGACGCTTGACTACAACTACTTCGTATTCCTACGCATCCAGGACACTCAGGTTCAGGACACGCCAATCGGTACGCTCGTACAGGAAACTGCACAGGCTTGGATTGACGAAAAGTTCGTTCCTGACTTCGATGAGTACTGTCTTGCTAAGGTAATCGCTGCACGACCAAGTGGTAACATCGTTACCTGGGACGGCACTACCTTGACCGGTCTAAATGGTTTGCTACAGAAGTTCTACAATACCGTTACTGTTGTCACCAACGGTGGTGGCGAGGCTTCTAACAGTGTTGCATGGGTACCAAGTACCTTCGCTGACCAACTTCGTGCTTTCATCACTACTTTCGATGGTAGCGATAAGGGTTACACGGCTGGCTTGAATGGCTTGCTTGGTAAGCTCAAAAACGTAATGGTTGTTGAGACTGTTGATGAGTACTTCTCAGCTTACCCAACTGTTAAAGCAGTTGTCGCTGATAAGAAAGCTATCGCAGCTCCTACCCAGAAGATGACCCCTAAGAATGGTGGTCGCAAGTTCATCAAGGATGTTCCTGGGTTTGGCGGTTCTGAACTGCAACTTCGCGCTCGTGGTGGCGCATTCATTCTTGGACGCAAAGCAAGTGCAATTGCAACGCTCCAAAGCTCAAGTTCTTAACAGATTGAGCAAAAAGCATAAGAGGGCTGTAAAAGGCTCTCTTTTTGTTGTACTATTAAGTCATGGCATCAATAAATCTTATCAAAGCATCAGATGGTACCGGCAACGCTAGTACCGCTACAGTCCAAACAGTCCGTAATTCAGGCGTAACAACAATAATCGTCGATACAGTAAATAACATCCCAGCAACATTTATGGGTAGCATGGGGACACCTCATACATTCGTAGACCCTGTAACAAGTGAAGAAATAACGGTTATATCAGAAGCAACCGCGGTAGACTTCACTGGTCATGTCAGTGGCGCTAACCTTGAAATAGACAGTATTGCGCCTGGCTATACAGACTTGGGTAGTGCTGTAGGTGACATTATAGTTATACGACCTACGACTGCGTGGGCTGATAACATTGCAACGGTATTAGCAGTAGCTCATAGTGATACAGGTGCAATCACTGATGCCTCAGTCACAACGGCAAAGCAGAAAGCGACGACGTTTAGCCTCGGTGAAACGAACGGGATTGCACTCAACACGAATTATCAGACCGTTGCGAGCGTCACATTGCCAGCGGTATCTCGGGCACATAAGTATCTTATCAACTCAGTCTTTGCAATTAGTAATAACAGTTCTACGACGAATTTGACTTATGCTGGCTACATCTACGAAGGAGCGAATGGTATCGGCTATGTATATTGGGATGCGCCATCTGGCTCATACGTCCAAACGGCTGCTCAAACATGTATATTCACCTCTTCTGCTAGCGGTGGTCAAACCATAACATTCGGGTTGAGAAACGTGTCCGCAACTACAGGCTATTCATCATCCGCAGGTTCGTTCACTATCGTTGACTTGGGGTGCGCCTAATGCCAGAAGAAATCTCACCACCAAAAACAATAGAAGAAGTCGGCATACACCTTGTATACATGGCCAAGGCGCAGAACGCCACTAACGCATCCCTAAGAGAACTCAAACAGACACTCAAAGACATGCAGCAAACGCAAGTGCCACAGGTAGATTTTGACGAGCATGTCATTTGGGGCAAGGCTGTTGTATTTGACCATGACACCCGAATTACGAAGCTAGAGCGTGCCAGCGAACTAGAGAACTCAAGCACGATGCACAAGGTACTAAAAGGGCTAGACGCGAAGATTGTTAGCCTCATCGTGCTCATCATGTTCGGCACGTTCCTCTATGGCACGTACATCATGGTCAAGTACAACTACTACAAGAGTCTGCCACCTATTGAGGCAAGCAAGTGAAACAGCTCGTAAACCCGAACCTCGACCCCACAATCTTCTCTGGGGGCTGGGCGCTCAATGATTGGCTGGGCTGGTGTCTCGCCTATACAGAGGTAGCGTTTGGTGCAGACCGAGTAAGT